ACACTATTACCTCAACGTATGCTGGAGAATTTGCTGGAAAGTACATCGCAGCAGCACTTTTAAGTGGTAAGACTCTTAACGATGGAGCTGTCACTATTAAACCTAATGTAAAATACAAAGAAGTAATTAAGAAAATCGCTTCTACTGGTATTGTTGCTAACGCTTCTTGTGATTTCACAGAGACTGCTGATGCTTTAACACTAACAGAAAGAATCCTTGAGCCTACTGAATTACAAGTAAACCTTGTTTTGTGTAAGGCTGATTTTCGTAAGGACTGGGAAGCTGTACAGATGGGATATTCTGCTTACGATTCTCTTCCTCCAGCATTTTCTGATTTCTTAATCGGTCACGTTGCTTCTAAAGTAGCTGAGCAAACTGAGCAAAACCTATGGGGTGGTGCTGGAGACGGAACTAACGGACAGTTTGATGGTTTCACTACTCTTATGGCTGCTGATGGAACAGTAAATGATGCTTCTAACGCAGTAGATGGAACTCCAGCAACTGGATTTACTTCTGCTAACATCGTAGAGCTTTTAGGAAACGTAGTTGATGCTATTCCTTCTGCTGTTTATGGTAAAGAAGATTTGACTATCTACCTACCTACTATCGCTTTACAAGCTTATGTAAGAGCTTTAGGAGGATTTGGTGCTGCTGGTCTTGGTGCTGCTGGTACTAACGATCAAGGATCACAGTGGTACAATATGGGTAATGCTTTAGCGTTTGAAGGGATTAAAATCCAACACGCTCCAGGTATGCCAACTGACCACATTGTAGCTGGAGAAGCTTCTAACTTGTTCTTTGGAACTGGTTTGATGTCAGACCATACAGAAGTGAAGCTCGTAGATACAAGCGAGATTTTAGGAGACCAGAATGTTCGTATTATTATGCGATATACTGCTGGAACTCAGTATGGAATTGGTAGCGATTTAGTGCTATTGACTCTAGCTTAAGAAAAAAAATATTAACATATTAAAGGGGTGGGTTGGAATAGTCTTACCTACCCTTTTTCTTTAAAAAAAATAATAATATGGCTTGTAATTTAACAACTGGTCGGTCAGTACCTTGCAAGGATAGCGTTGGTGGTATTCAAGCGGTTTACTTTGCAGACTTTGGGACTATGGGGACTTTGACAGTTACTGCTGGAGAAGTTACTGCTTTTAGTGGTACTCCAGATTTCTTTGAGTTTGATGTAAAAGGAAACTCTAGCTTAGAGCAAACTATCACAGCTTCTCGTGAGAATGGGACTGCTTTTTATGAGCAGACTCTTAATCTGACTTTGACTAAATTAGATAAAGCAACGCAAGAGGAATTAATCCTTTTGGTAAAGGCTAGACCTCACGTTGTAATTAAAGATTATAATGGAAACTATCTTATGGTAGGTGCATCTCACGGAGCGGATTGTTCTGGGGGGACTATCGTGACTGGAGCTGGAATGGCTGATTTAAGTGGCTTTACTTTAACTATGGCTGCTCAAGAAACGCTACCAGCTTACTTTGTAGATGCTACAGCTTTCGAAGCTGAAATTAGTGCATCTAAAATTAATCCATAATAATTAAATGGTTTATAAAAGGCTATCCTTAGGGGTAGCTTTTTTTTTACACAAAAGTTAGTAATACTACGTTATATTAGTATGAAGATTATAGGGACTAGTGGTACAAAAACCTTTAAGGTAATACCTAGACAATATATAGATGGTCAGATACAAATAAAACTGACTAACGAAAGTACTAGAGGTGTGGTAACTGTTTCAGCTACAGCATCTACAGACCACGATTATATGAGTTTTGAGGCTGTATTTGGTACGTTAAAGAAAGATGTTTACTACACTATGGATGTGTTGTTAAATGGAGCGGTAATATACAAAGACAAAGTATTCTGCACAGATCAGACTATAAACCAGTCTAACAATGATTACTACGATATAAATGAAAATGAGTACACTACAGAGGATAGTTACGATAACGATTATATAATAATATGAGTATAAGAATAGTAAATTTGAATACCTACACTACTCCAGAGGTTAAGGAGTTTAAGAATAAAGAGTGGGTAGCGTATGGGGATGATAATAACTACTATCAGTATTTGATTGATATGTATAATGCTTCTCCGACTAACAATGCTGCGGTAAACGGAATTAGTCAAATGATTTTCGGTAGAGGCTTAGATGCTACAGACAATAGTCAGAAGCCTAATGAGTATGCGCAAATGAAGTCTTTATTTAAAGATAGCTGTGTTAGAAAATTAGCTTATGATTTAAAACTTATGGGGCAGTGTGCGATGCAAGTTATATACAACTCTAACCACACTAAAATAGTAGAGATAGCTCACTTTCCAATAGAGACTCTTAGATCTGGTAAAGCTAATGAAGATGGAGAAATAGACTCTTATTTTTATATGGCTGATTGGGATGATATAAAACCTAATGAATCGCCAGAGAGATTTAGTGCTTTTGGTACGTCTAATGATGAAATAGAGATATACTGTGTAAAGCCTTATAGAGCTGGATTTTATTACTATTCTCCAGTAGACTATCAAGGTGGTTTACAGTATGCAGAGCTAGAGAGTGAGATAGCCAACTATCACTTAAACAACATCCAGAACGGACTCAGTCCTTCTATGATGATTTCGTTTAATAATGGAGTCCCAGATGAGGAGACTCAAGAAATGATAGAGAGAAAGATAAGAGACAAATTCTCTGGTACTAGCAATAGTGGCAAATTCATATTAGCCTTTAATGATGGTAAAGAGAATGAAGCATCTATAGAGCCAGTACAACTTAGCGATGCACATCAACAGTATCAGTTTCTTAGTGAAGAGAGTCAATCCAAAGTAATGGTATCCCATAGAATTATCAGCCCTATGTTATTAGGTATAAAAGATAGTACTGGACTAGGGAATAATGCGGATGAGCTTCGCACAGCTAGTATTTTAATGGATAATACTGTAATAAAGCCCTTTCAAGAGCTTTTAATCAATGCCTTTGATGATATACTAGCCTTTAACGAGATAGTGCTTAATTTGTACTTTAAAACGCTTCAGCCTTTAGAATTTGTAGACTTAGAGAATGCTATGACTAAAGAGAAAGTAGAAGAGGAGACTGGACAGAAGCTATCAATGAGTGTACAGATAGATGGTAGAACTGCTTACGAAACAATAGAAGAAGCAGAGGCAGCAGCCAAAGAAATGGATTGCGAAGGATACCACGAACACGAACAAGATGGTAAGACATACTATATGCCTTGTAAGAGTCACAATCTTAAGAAACCTTGCTGGGATGGATACGAGCAAATAGGAACAAAGATTAAGGATGGTAAAGAAGTACCTAACTGTGTGCCTTTAGAGGATATGGATAAAATGAAAGAGGATTTATACGATGCTCTTATGAATATAGAGGATGAGGACTTATCTGACTATGAGCTGATTGATGAAAGACCAGCTAATGAGTATGATGACCTTATACATAAAACACTAAAGTTTGCTAGTGCAGTATCTAGTAGTCCTAACAAAGTAAGTGAGCAAGATACAAGTATATTAAAGGTACGCTATGTTTACACTGCTGGTAGAAGCACTGCTGGAGCTAGTAGAGACTTTTGTCAAAAAATGATGTCCTCTAATAAAGTGTATAGAAAAGAAGATTTAGATAGCTCTGATCCTAACTATAACGGAAACGCTAACAATGTTAATGAGGGCTTTGGTTTAGATGGAGCTGATAACTATAATGTATGGCTATATAAGGGTGGAGTAAACTGCTCACACTATTGGATGCGACAAACGTATTTAAGAAAGAATAACAAGAGAATATCTGTATCAGAAGCTAGAGCTAAGATTATGGAATTAGATCCTAGTCTTAGAAGTGAAGCGAGAATAGAAACTAACGAGCCAGAGGTCGCACAGATAGCCTCTGCTCAAAATAACTATTGGAGAAAATAATATGGCTACAGTACTATTTATAAAAAGGTCTGATATTGTTAAAAACAGTATTATAGATGGTGGAGTGGATACAGATAAGTTTATATACTTTATCAAACTCGCTCAGACTATGCACGTTCAGAACTACTTAGGGACTAAACTCTACGATAAGATTACTAATGATATAGCTACTGATAGCTTGAGTGGTAATTATCTAAACATAGTAAACGAATATATACAGCCAATGCTTATACATTTTGCTATGGTAGACTATTTGCCCTTTAGTAGCTTTGAGCTAAAGAATGGAGGGCTAATGAAGCACACTTCTGAGAATAGCCAAAACGCTACAAAAGAAGAGGTAGACTTTTTAGTACAGAGACATAGAAACTTTGCAGACTTTTATACTAGAAGATTTATAGACTATATGAGTTTTAATAATGCTTTGTTTCCAGAGTATAATTCGAATCAAAATAACGATATGTACCCAGATAAGGAGGCTAACTGGGTAGGTTGGGTGCTTTAATATGGAATATAAAATAAAGAAAGAAAATCTTAATAAGATCATAAAGTATCTTAAAAAGAAAAAAAATAAGAAATGACAAATCCTAAACTAGCATTAATACCAAGCGGATATAAAACTGCTACTGTATATTCTATTTTGCCGAATAATACAGATGGCGATTTTACATACGAACGTAATGGTAGCGCAACAAGAGTGCGTAAGGATGGTCTTATTGAGGAGCTGACTGTTAATGATACACCAAGATTAGATTGGTTAAATAGCGATTGTCCTTCACTCTTACTTGAACCTCAACGCACAAACATACAAGCGTATAGCGAAAACTTTAGCGGTGCTGCTTGGACACCATCTTTAGTAACTATAACCGCAAACAGTAGTATATCGCCAAACGGAGAACTGACTGCGTATAAATTAGAAACAGATGAAACTAATTTTACTGCTGAATTAAGTGGGTTTTTGTCAATTACTTCAAACACAGAGTACACTTATTCTATTTATGTAAAATCAGACACAACAAGTATTTGTAGAATTGAATTGACTGATAATTTTAATAGTTCAGATTACTATTATGGGAGGGTTACGTTTGATATGTCTACAGAAACACTCACTACCGCCCTTGCTACTGCAAGTTTTGATAAATTAGATGGTGGTTGGTATAGGTTAAAAATGACTGCCACTTCTCCAAATCCGATACAAGGGTCTACTCGTGCAAAAATAATTTTACCAGAAGTTGGTAGTATATTTATATGGGGTGCACAGACGGAAGCTGGGGGGTATGCTACAAGTTATATTAAAAACGTAGATGATATTAATGGTGTAACAAGATTAAAAGACGAATGTTTTAACGGTGGTGATGCTGATTTATTTGACATTACAGAGGGAACATTTTTTGTTGATAGCTATGTTTATAATAGTGGAAATTTTACTATAATAAATTTAAGTGATGGGAGTGTTAGCAATAGACTTGCGCTTATATTTCAAAATTATGGCACACAAGTTAGGGTTTTATCAAGTGGTGGAGTAGATAGTTATTTAAACTTGAATTTTGACCAAAGAAATAAAATAGCAGTTACTTTTAAAGAAAATGAATACAAGTTTTTTATTAATGGTGCTTTAGTCGGTAGTGATACAAGTGCTACTGTTCCAAGTGGAATGGATAGACTTAACTTTAGCAACAATACAAATGTTTCAAATCATTTCGAGGGTAAAGTATACGATACAAGAGTTTACGATAGAGTATTAACAGAAGCGGAAGCAATAACACTAACAACAATATAATGAGCTGGGGAAAAATATACGAAACAACTTGGTGGGGTAATCCAACAGTAAGCGGATGGGGAAACATTTACTATCCTTATACAGACCCTACACCAACACCTTTCTTTGAGATATTAGCAGAGAATGGCGACTTTTTACAAACAGAACAAAACGAATATATAATAATAGAATAAATTTAAAAAAATGGCAAATAAAAAATTTAGTGAATTTACAGTAAAAACTGACCCAGCAAATGTTGATTTTTTGGTCGGTTATGATGGTACGGATAATGTCCGTATTGACCCATCTAATTTAGGTGGCGGTGGTGCATCAGACTTAAATGGTTTAAGTGATGTAAGCGTTGATTTAACAAATGACAATGCTTTCTTTATTAATA